TACCTGCCGGCAACCCGAACGCATCTGTTCCTGTAACTTGAACTATACCTGTACCCGGGGCACTTAATATAATATTGCCATTGGCATTTTTAGATGTAATAGTATCGCCGTTTACTGTAAGATTGCCAAGAATAATATTACCAATATTACTTGTACTTGGTAATCCAAACTGTCCGCTATACACCGCACCACTAATATAAACACTATTGCCTGTAAAGCTAATAGGTTGATTGCTGGCATTGTAAGGAGTATTGTTACTGTTAAAGTTTAAGATACCCGACTGATAGTCAAATACCCATAGATCATTGTTACCACTACCTGTAGCAAATACCTGTGTGCCTTTAGTTAATACGTTACCTGCTTGCCCGCTTGGACTGATATAAACTTTGATCTGATATGTTGATCCAAACTCTGGTGGAATCCAGAATGTCCGTCCTGTTTGCCAAGTTAAAGTTGGTGTTGGAATTCCTGCTGTGCTAGTACATTCTATCGGAAGTGTAGTCGGATAGACTGTTACAACACTACTGTTACTGCCAGGAATAATATTAGCGATTAGATCAGATTGTTGTAAGATTTTATCGCCACGTATTAACAGTGGACTTGGATTAGGTTCATTAGTCGCATCGATGTTGGCCGCTATGTCGGTCTTAGCTGCACCATAAACTATCTTCTTCCAAAGGTAGTCAACTTTTTGGCTATCTGATGCGTTCTGAGCCATTATGACACCGCCAATGTAGACACTGTTTGTCCACTTGCTAAAGCTATTCTAATTAATGCAACGTTGTTGGTTGCTGATGACATACTAACTGTTCCTAATGTCATTGTAAATGTTCCACTTAATGCCACATTAGCGGCAATTAGTGCTCCACTACCGCAACCATCTGATCCATTGCCACCAGCACCTGTATTACTTCCAGGAATACCGCTACCAGCATAGCTAGTCGAAGCAGTTAGCCAACCATTAAGTCCGCTAGTTGAATCGATAGTTGTACCGGGTGCAGCTACCCACACCCCTGCAACACCAGCTGGTGCTACAATATTTAAATTAAAGTTTGAAACGCCTGTACGTTGGAAGCCCATGGTAAAGTACTGATAACTACTACCATCACTACTACGATTAGGTCCCACCGGCAAGAAACTTGCACTATAATTGCTGATGTCGTGACGTAATACACCTATACGAATCGTTGCTTCTTTGGTACCTGCTACACCCGGATCACTAGCTTCAGTATAAACATTTGGTGTTGTCATAAAGTTAGTTAATCTTGCATACGCTGGGGTATGTATAGTATTAGCTAAGAAGTATGTGCTACGTACTGCTGGATTAGTATTAGCTGACGTGTTTGCAGATATTGCAATTTCACTAATACCACTTTGTGCCGCAGTATGCACTTGAATGCGTCTTGTGTTTACATTTCTTGCTGTACTAGTGCCGTTAACGTTAGTAGCTACAACTTGAATGTTAGCTACTGCTCGCACACTTGCTTGGTTAATTGCCACAGTTAAGTTAGCAAAATTATATGCCGCAACATTGCCTGTACCTGCTACAGGAGTTCCGCTAGCTAACATTGGGCTACTTACGTTACTTAAGTTTACATAAGCGTGGGTATTAGCTAGGATAACGTTGCCACTACCTTCTAATACTGTGCCTGAGTTAACTGCTACTACGTTAGCTGTATTGTTCCATGTTTGGCCAAGCCAACTACTAATAGATACATCTTGTAACCATAACTGCGGACTACCTGTGTTAAAATACGGAACTCCAGAAATATAACGATATGTGCCCGGTGCTCTAATTGCTACATTGCCGCCACTAACTGTAGGTGCTGTAGTTACATCATCTTTGACAAACTCAACGTTGCCAGTAGCACCTGTTGTAGTATGATTTAACCCAAAGCGATTAATACCAACTGGGATTGAACCGCCTTGCGCTATTACGTTAGCTTCAAACCCATAATAATATCTTGGGTAGTATGTTGAACTAGCAAAGGTGGTTGCAACTCCTGCCGATGTTAGTAACCAATAGTCACTAAATGCTTCAATGCCTAAGTTGCCCGATATTGTTGCTGTTGTTTGAGCGGCAATATTTATATTACCACGAACTGTGCCATTTACCACTGCTTGTAAGAACCCTACATTGGCATTATAAGAATAACTAGTGCTTACATTACCCGTTGTGGTGATTAGTGTTGTGCCTGTGGCTACTGTTCTGCTTACACTAGCATTGGCTGTTAAGGTCGTGCCGCCAGTGTTGTCTACTGCACCACTGGCCAAGGTTGCATTTGTTCCTACACTACCTGTAAATGTTAATGTTTTTGTGTTTAATCCAGCTGGTGGACTTACACTGTTACCATAAACTTTTAATGTTGTCGATGTATAACGTGGAAGAATTGCTGGGTTAGTAATATCACTAGTTAGCAAGGCTAAGTTAACTGACAGTGTACCCGTACCTGTATTTGTAACATAGGTCTTGTTAGCATATGGTCCTTGGGCGCCGCCGGCTGATGTATTGTTAGATACGTTAGCATAAGTGCCGTCGCCCCAGTTAATACTCCAAGTAACTGCTGTGGCTGTATTAGTATTAGTTGTTGAGTTTTGTAGATAAACTATGTTACCTTGTATACTATAAAGATCGTTTCCTGTTAATGGGCTAGAACTAATATTAGCTCTAAATAATCCAAGTCCCATTGCAGGGTCAGCAGCATATATAGTGATGTAGTTAGTTCTTACTGCTCCTGCTGTGTTACTTGGGCTTGCGCCTGTTGTATTATTAGCAGTTACTATAACAGTATAAGGTGTGCCTACGTTAGTAGCGTAAGTATGTGGAATTGTTGAACTACTTGAAATAGTATTTGACGTACCGTCGCCCCAACTAACAACATATTGATTTACATTACCTTGTGGAACCATTGTTAATAATATAGTTTGTCCTACACCGCCAGCTGTAGTATTGGCCGAAAATGTAACACTGCGAACAAATGTATTAGTGAATAAATTCTGCGCTACGCTGTTAAGAATATCAATAGCGTCAGTAACCTTAGTGCTTGTTGTAAATCCTAAATAGGCCGCATTATTATCGGCTAAGTTTCCATCTGATGCAGACCCTAATGGAATTAAGTTACCGTAGTTAGTGCCTATTACCTGTTCATCAACATAGGCTTTAGTTGCTGCATCTGTATTATCAGTTGGTGTACCAACATTAATAATTCTATTATTGCCAGCATTAATGTTACCGCTAATAAAAACATTGCCGATGTTGATGTTGGCTACAATTAAATTTCCACTAACAGTTAAATTTTGTAGTATACCAACATTAGTGATATTAGGTTGATTGGCTGTTTGTATAGTACCGTATAGGCCATTAGCATATACGTTGCGCCATTGGTTGGTGATTGTACCAATGTCATAACTTATGTTAGCACCAGTATATACATGGCCGTTTCCAGCTAGGATGTTGCCGTTTACATGAAGAGCTTGTTGCGGGATGTCTGTGTTAATACCAATACGATAATTAACTACGTCCCAGTATTGTAGGGTCAGCCCGGAAGAGGTCAGGCTAAGGTCTGTGCCTTGACGGTCTAGATTAGCTAGTAGAGAATACCCCGGAACGCGACTGATTGCCATTAATAATTATCCAACCTTTATACTATTTATCTGGATAACTAGGCTATGTTTGAAACTGTGCTTGCGAACCCGCTTATGATTGTAATAGCTGCGCCGTTGTTCGGTGCGCTATTGAAAATAATGTTTCCAGTACCATTAAAAGTATAATTAGTTACAGGTATTTGGTACACAGTACCTGCATGTACCAATACTTTATTTTCATCACCTGATGTAAAATTTGTGCTTAGTGGCCAAAATTGTGTAGCTACTCCGTTGCCTGTGAAGTTATCTCTAGCAATAGTAACGTTACCTTCACGTGCAATAGCATTCCAACTTGGCGTGCCTGTCATGTTAGCCCAAAATTCTAATTTACTTGTCGTTGTGTTCCATCGCACTTGCGCATTAGCAGGATTACTAGGACCAATACTACTAGTACCAGTAGGAACACCAAGAGCGTAGCTACCACTGCGGAAAACGGTATTCTTAAGCATGTGTCCCATGGTTAGATCCCTACGTAACTTACTGTTGCCATTAGTTGTCCACCAGAATTACCTTTAATCTGGTCTCCTGAAGATAATACTAATTTTTCCATATCTACAACAAATGTGTCTGCGGCGGCTATTTGAACTTCTTTGTATATTGCAGATGGTGTAGAGCTCACTGAATTTGGAGCAGCTACTGCCCATAAATTTAAATTTGCTGCCGACGATCCCTGATTGCAGAAATACATCACCGATACAACTGTATTACCAGAACTAACATAAATGTTAGCAGGTATTAACGTAAGAGCAGTATTAATTATTGCCATTTTTTATTCCTATAATATTAGTGAAAAGCCAAAAGCTCTTCGTTTTGTTACTAATTCTTCGTTAGTTGATGCAGGGTTCGTTACATATAACCCAGTTTGTCCTGCTCCTTCAGCTGCTGCATTAAGAACAACACTACCTGTGGCCGCAGTATATACAACGTTAGCATATTTCATATTAAATGCACCTTGCACTGTAACATATGAAGTCGCACCCACGTTAGCATAAATTGTGTAACTATTAACATTTAGATTAGCACCCAATACCGGTGCTTTGTCATCAAATAATGCTGTTAAGCCAGTGCTGGATGTTGATAAGGTAGTATATTGACTACCATCACCTGGACTACCAGGTGTTACCCCACTAATTTGCCACACCTTAGTAGTTTCGTTCCAACGTAGTTGAACGTTACCACCGGGAGCAGTACCACGGGCAATTTCAATACCTGATGTAGTTCCCAAAGAACTAACACCGTTACCGGTTTCGCCTGCATTAAGTGTAATAATATTATCTGTAATAACCTGTGTATTACTGCTAATAGCTGTAATATTACCGCGAACAGTAAGGTTACCAGTTACAAATAAGTGGTCTGTATCTAAGGTAATATTAGAACTCGCACTCGTTTTAAAGGGTGTTTGAATTACTAAATTACCGTTATATTTCTTTACGCTAGCCATCGTTTAATCCAGTTTCTATTATTTATCTTCAAAGCGAGAGATAAAAAAATAGCACCCGTAGGTGCTATTTTTAGTTGACTAAAATTAGTCGTTTGTTGCTAGTTTTACTGAAGTACTTGCTACTGCTGTATTCATAGTCCATATAACATGGCTATTAGCAGCAAATTCTGTACCAGGAGTACCTGTACCACCTGGGAACAACAATGCTGTTTGTCCTTCAAGTTTACCTACCCAATATGTACCACCTGCGCTATCACTAGCTTGGATAGTCATCTGTCCTGAGGCTAATGGACCACCAGCTGCTGTAATTTGTGCTACTGATGGGTTATTAGCATCTTCGTTACCGTTAATACCTGTTGGAACTAGGCGAACTGTGTCTGTGCCTTGGTTGTTGGTTACTTTGTAACGACGTGAACCTTTTTGTGAAAGGATATCAGATACTCTACCGCTTGTGCCTGTTGAGATCCATGCATTGGCTTGGATTGTATTAGCTGTTGTGACTGCTGGAATAAGAACTGGTAAAATATCACCTAAGCGACCAACGTCACCAAAACTAACAGGTGAACTGATAGCTGCTGTGTTGGCTGTAGACATTGTAATATTACCGCTTGCAACATCAACGCTAACAACACGAGTTGGATTACCTAATGTGGTTGTAGTAAAGAACACGTTAGCAACCATACCTGCATAGATACCGCTGGTTACACCGCTTGAGAATTTAAATACTTTGCCTGCAATTTGAGTAAATCCATCAACCACAACATTACCTGGTTTATTGAATGTCACTGTTGGAACTGATGTATAGCCACTACCTGCTTCTGTAATAGTAGCAGTAGCAACGTTACCGTCACCTGGTGCATTATCTGCCGCTGCAACAAAAGTAATAGTAGCTGCCGCTGTTGTTCCACCAATTGGACTTGCACTAAAACTAATTGTAGTACCAGCTGAATAGCTATTAGCACCATTAACAGTCAACGAAGCAATACCTTCACCACCTGGTGATCCTGCACCGCCAGTGCCGTTAAAAAATCTTTCATTAATTGGACGTCCCATTTGTTTCTCCTTATATGTTATGGCGTTCTAGGCCTACGCGGTGGGGACCGCATAAACTCTCATTTAAGAGCGAACAAGTATATTTATCGTAACTTGACTTTTTAACTGAAAGATAGTATAATAGCTATTCATTTGTTAAGGGGAGTTGTATGACTATGTACAAGGGTGAACAGGTAACTGCTATGATTGGTGTGGCTAAGGCGCACAATGGCAGGTTTATTAATAATTTTTACATTGACGTTAACTTTATTGACATTGCACTACGTGATGATGGTTTGATTAAATTTTGTAACAAGGATGCTACTGCTGAAAGTGTTATTAGCTATGCATTTAACGAGGCTGTACGTAGTTTATGTAGAAGCGACTACATGGACAAATTTTCTGCTGATGAATTTGTTGTTATTAATGAATACTACAAAGGCACTACTAAGAAACATGCTGAATTATTTGCTAACAGTGTTAAGGAAGGTACAGCACAGGTAGGATTTGACTGTAGGTATGCTAATATTACATTTGGCAACGGACACAGCGACTTTATTAAATGGAACATGGCAGTTAATAGACTGGGTGCTAATTATTTGTACTTATACAACGATTGGGGTACTACAGAACGCATAGCACATGAGACTAGGTTATATGGTGATGCTATGACTAGTGCTGATAAGTTAACAGGTTGGCTGTGTACATGGCATGGTTTTACTAGAGCCTTAGATGACTACGATGTAGTTACTACTAGTGAACTTAATGCGATTATACGCAAACGTCCTAAACTTGTAGGTGACAGATTAGTTAAGCGTGGTATAAGTGAATATGATGTTGAAACTGAAGCTAAGATTGAAAATATTGTAGAAGCATTGCGCACTGAATTTGATAATGAAAGTTTAAAACAAACAGGTGCATTTATTAGCAAGGCTACATTTAATTGGCTTAAAGAGGAGCTTACAGAAGCAGTTACTAAAAGTGCAAACTATAAAATACTACACTAAGGAGATGGCTATGAGCAAATATACAAAAATTGAACGTAGATTAGTTGATGGTAGAATTATTAGGCGTGATACTAATAAAATTGACACTAAGATGGAAGATATTATTAGTAAACTTGCGGCTAAGTTGCTGTGGGATTTAGATGAGTTGTGTTACGAAAATTTAAATGGCGCACAGCTAACAGACAATAAATCTCATAAGATGTACGAAAAACTTACCTCAAGATTAACTAGGGCAGTGTGTACTAGTTAATAAATTTAGTCAACAAAAAAGCCCCTTGCGGGGCTTTTTCTTATCGATACCTTTAAGGTTTTAATCTTATTGGAATGATAGGTTAGAAACACCAATACTTTCTAAGTAGTCAGCTGCGTTACCTAGAGATGAAGCAGTGTTTGTAAGTTCAGCATAACCATAACGTGTCATGAAACCTACTACTGGTTCAAATGTATTTGGATCTAATACAACACCGCTAGACATTAGAGGCACGTATGGGCAATAGAACGCAGCTGCATCAGCTTCGCTAGAACCTTTGTAACCTACTAACACTGAAGTACCTGTACCAGCATAGCTGTTTACATAGATCTTCATGGCGTTGTTTAAAGTACCAACTAGTTTTGTGTTAGTCGGAGCTTCAAACGTACCTTCTGTTGTACGTGCAAAAGCTGAAGTAGTTGCAGATTGCAATACTGTCAATGCTTCTGGACTTACAACTGCCCAGTTAGCTGCACCACGACGTGTACGTTGAGCGATCAAGTTAGCTGCGCGGTTAATTAAAACAGCAAGAGCAGCGTGCTCGTCACCTACGAATGTAGCAGTACCAGATACTGTAGCTTGGTTGTAGTTGTATGTGTTACCAGAAAGAGCAGCTAAACTAGCTAAAATTTCTTGGTCAATTTCAACTGTGATTTCTTGTGCCAATGCAGCCATAATTTCAGCTTCAACATCTAAACCGTGCATAGATTGTGCATCTTGCGCAGCTTCAAATGTCCAACGTGCAGACAATTTACGTGTTTTTGCTTCAACTACTTGTTTCAAGATTTGAACGTTAATACGGTTACCTGGAGTACCTTCTAGTGTGCTTGTTGAAGCAGCTTTACCAGCAGTTGTACCAGAGTATGCAGTAGCGATCTTGAATGGACTTAATGCCTCGTCACCACCTACTGTGCTGTCGCCTGATGTAGCTGTAACTTGATCAGCATAACGTACACGTAGAGTGTGAATTTGAGCCACTGGGCCAGTCATTGGTTGTACACCAACGATTTCGTTCGCAATAACTGTCGGCATTACACGACGGATTACCGGAAGAATAACGCGGTTTAATGTAGCTACGTTACCAACAGCAGTAGCGCCACTGGTTGCAGTTTCCATCAAGTGTTTCTTAGTATTTTCTAAAATTACTGCCATTGTGGTTCTTTTAGAACCTTGTAGACCTTCTAACAGGGCGTCTTTGGTCTCGTTCCAACGGCCTTCTAATAGTTGGGTTGTCATTTCTTATTTTTCCTTAAAAAAAGTTTACTACTATTTTAGCCCTGCTAAACGTTTGATATCGATGACATTGTCATCGTTCTCAATTACGTCAATTTTAGCAGATTTATCACCTGTCACTTCTTTACGACTTTCAGCAATCATCACTTTATCGGCTTTGACTGTTGGTGCGTTGTTTAGAACTGCTGGTAGATATTTATCGTATGCAGCTTGTAGTCTTTCTGTCTGCACACTCTCAAGAAGACTGATCATTACTTCAGCTTTCTCTTTGTTTAATGGTTTTAATAACTCGTTCATTTTCTCTTTACGAGAAATGCTTTCGTTAATAACTCGAACTTCACGGTTCTTAGTTTCAACTAATGCTTCTTTTTCTGCAATAACTTGTTTGCTTTCTGCTAATTGTTTTTCTTTCTTAGCAAGAGTAGCTTGAAGTTTAGCGAATTCTTTGTTCTCATTTAAATGAGTTACAGCAAATTCAGCTGCGTATGCTTCAAATAAGCGACGACCAAACATGTTCTCACGAGCAGTTTGAATATCTTCTTTTAGTTGAGCTAATTCAGACCCTAGGTTTTGTGCTACTGCTTCTTTAACAAGACCCGCACTGCGTTTTACGAATGCACTTTGTAGTTCAGCTAGTTTTGATTTAGCTTCAGCAACAAGTTTAACTTTCGTTTCAACTACAGCTTGTTTGTCTTGCTCAAACTCTTTAATTTCTTCAGCCAACGCATGGATAACAAATTTTTCTAACTTAGCTACTGCTTCGTTTTGAACTTTTTTATCTGTACGTAGTTCTTGGATTTCTTCAGCTAATTTAGTAACCATAAAGTTATTAAATTTGCCTGAGCTTTCAACCATATGACGTTTAAATTTCACACGGTCTTCTGCTAGAGCTTGTTTCTCACTGGCGAACTCTTTAAGTTCAGCAGTAAGACTTTCAGTAACCATCTTGTCTAGAGCTTCAACCATTACTTGTTTGTCGTGACTATAGCGTGTCGCAAATTCTTCACGCAATTCAGCGCGAATAGTTTCACGAGCTTCATTAATTTGGCTAGCCCAAGCTTCTGTAATAGCAGTTTGGGTTGTCTCATTAATGATACCAGAATCTAACAATGGTTTGATAGCGTCTAACATTCTGATCTCCTATTTTAATTTTAAATCTTTGATTAGGCTTAATACGCCTTCTCTTAGATATTTCTGTACTTTTTGATCTGCACTGGCTTCTTTTGCCATTTCGAATACCTTGGCGCCACCACGCATATTCATCAGTCCTTCGTAAATCGCTGTTGGATATGCATTAGGAGCACTAGGTTGTGCAACTACATCTACAGTGACTATTTCAAAGTCACTGACTTTACCGTCACCCTCATTCACGTTTCCGCTACCACGAGAGCTAACGCCAAGTTTTACACCCGATTCCAACATAGTCTGAACTAACTGACCCATTGGAGTAGGTAAAATCTTTAATTTGCCAAAGCCATTAGGACCATCCATCCACATATCTGTAATCATGTGGCTTACACGGTCTAAGTTAATTTTCAAATCATCAGGGTGATCTACTTCGCCTAAAACGCTGTAGCCACCCTTGATTTGTTCATTTAACGTAGAAACGGCTTTCTCAATTTCATTTACAGGGTACACACGCTCATTGTGATTACGTACACCACCTTGAATGAATATACCTTTCATATAACATGACTTGCCTTTGCCATCAGGAGCACTTTCAGTTAAGAACTCTATTCTAGCTGCATCGTATGTTAAGTTTTCTTTAAGGTATAAAGCCATTATCTTTTCCTAATTACTTACGTAGTGGGCTTTGTTTGTTAACAGCAACACTACCATCATTACCAGCTAGCTTACCTTCAGAACCTGTAGAAGCTTCTTTAGTTTTAAATGCTGTTTTACCTGCATTAGCACCTGGTTTGTTTTGTGGGTTAGATACTAATGTACCTTTTGGTCTTTCAGTTGATGAAGGACGGTTACCGTTTTGATCTTGGTTACCACCTTTAGAAGTTACCGCTGTACCGCCCATGTCGTTTTTACCGGCTACTGTTGATTTTTTGTTAACTGCTACACTTTTACCTGTACCAACTGCTGCACCTTCGGAGTTGGCAGGAGCTGCAACTTTTTCTACATACTCACGTACAATAGATTCGTCAACTTCTTCGTCATCTTCTTCGTCATCTTCTTCAGATTCGTAAAATTCTTCTGGATTAGCTTCATCGCTACCCATTTCGTCGCCACCAAACATGTCAGCGTGTTCTGCTTCACCTTCTTCGCCAGCCATTAGTGCATCAAATTCAGCTTTAAGTTCGTCAAGTGCATCTTCTAGATCAACTACGCGATCTTCAATTTCTGCTTCACCTTGTTCTTCGGCACCAAATTCGTCGCCTTCTTCAGAATCAAACTCTTCTTCAGCGCCAAACTCTTCTTCTTCAGAAATGCCTTCTTCGTCTAAAGATACTTCGTCAACTAGGTCTTCAACTTCGTTGCCGCCCATTGTTTCTTCTAAGTCTTCTTCTGCTACTAAGCTCTCATAGATGTCGCGTGATTTCTCTACAACGATCTGATGGAATAATTCACGAGCTTTGTCATTTTCATCATTAATGATGAACTCAACTAATTGTTCGTATTTGTTCATTTATGAACTCCTTGTGATAATATAAGTTTCGAAACTTACATCGGTGTGATGTATTATGTGTATATATTTACAAAATTTATTAAAAAGTGGGGTTATATGTGTGTTTTTTGAGCCAAAAGGTGAGATAATTACATGCCGCCAGTGTCTGCTGGAGCTGCTTTGTATTGTTGTTGTACAGAGTCAATCTTCTTTTCGTGTTCTAATTTACGAATATCATTCATAATACGTAGACGATTTAGCTGTTTTAGAGTTAATTTGGTCTTGCGGAGGTCGCGGAGTTTGACGGCAGTGTTGTCGTCCTTTTCTGTTTCATACCCTGCAGGAGTAGGTTCAAATATTTCTAATAGGTTCATAAAGTTATTTACCAAATTCTTATAAACCTGCTCCGGGCTGTGCAGCTGCTGGTGTGCCTGGGGCACCAACTGCTTCTGGTGCTGCGCCTGGCACTGCGCCCGCGCCGCCTTCTACACCTAGTTCTTGTGGTGCTAGTGTATCTATGTCTTGTTGGATACCGGCATTAGTAACACCTACAGCACGTAGGCCTGCTTGTGGGATGTCTGTATCATTAACTGTGCCGTTTTCTTGAGCCCATAGTTCGTCATTACGTTGCATTTCTTCTTCGCTTAGATCTAAATAACGCTCTAATAAGAAACGTTTAGCAAGGTAAGGAACTTGTTCTAGCTGTGTAAATGTTTGAATACGCACTTGGTCAACTTCTGCTTGACGATATTTTGCAAAGTTTTGAGGTTCATTAAAGCGCAATTCAAATAGACTGTTGTCAATGTTAACCCCTCTCCAACGCATGAACATTTTAAACTCGTTGTCAAGTGTTTCTGCGATCATACGTTGTAAACGCATACAGTATTGATTAAAGCGCCATTCTTGAATTAATGCTGTGGTTGTTTTACCGTCACTATAGCTACGTTCACTTTCATCTGTACCGGTAGGCAAATAGCTACTAGGAATACGTAAGCCACGGAACATCTTGTTAGTAAAGTAACGTAGGTCGGTGATTTCACCTAAGTTTTGACCACCTGGGAATACATCAACGCTACTACCACGGCCCTCTGCTGTTACTGGAAAGAAGTAATCTTCGTTAGTTGATAATGGATTATATGTAGCATCCATCATATTAACACCGCCGCCTGTTTGTGTAGGTATACGACGTTGGTGTATTTCATTTTTAACACGGTCAACATAGGCCATGGCCATGTGTGTGGGCATATTACCTACGTCAATCTTAAAGATACGACGTTCCGGTGCACGTTGTATGCGATAGATAATAATTGCATCTTCTAATAGTTCTTTTTGTTTAAAGATTTTAAAAATACTTTCTAGTACGCTAGTACCAAATGGCCAGTTTAAGTCTAACCCTTCTGTTAGACTTAGGTGTACTACGTGTTCTGCATCTATGACAGCTTCGTTTTTAGCATGGCTGAAACGACTGCCGCCACTGTGTGGTGTTTGTGGTTGCACATAAGCACCGCTAGGGCCGCCCACTTGCGGGTGATTAATAAATGTATCACTGCTACTTAAGGCCGTAGCTGTTAGGTTTTGGAAATTGATGTTCATGTCTTTGATAATGTACTGTTCTGGCTTTTTGCCTTCAGCTTCATTGACAATAACCTTGGTAACTTTGAACATTTCTGTCCAATATAGTTTGAACGTTTCGGGGTCACGTAGAAATACTTGATCACCGTACTTAATACAGTTACGAAATAGTCTAAATAGACGTTTGTTTAGATCATTTAAGGTTACCCATTGCTGTAACTGATCTTTAAGAATTTTAACTTCGTTGTCTGTTGGGTCTTCTTTAAAGAACAAGTCAAAGCCTGTACCGTTTTCGATATTAGTCTGTGTACTAAAGTCAGCAATAATGTCAAGTGCGGCATTAACTTCACTGTCCATATCCATTTGCTCGTACTGATTATAACGTTCAGTACGATTCGGGTGCCCAATATATACTTCAGGTAGTTGACTGGCGAAGTTACGATAGCCGGCATCTGGCAGAGTGTTGCCTCCACCATTGCCCACAGGGCTCATCATACCGCTAGTGTTAGCAGTCTTAAAGTGTTTTTTCCACGACATATTTGTTTAACCTAGGTTGTATTTATTATTTAACTAAAATTATAGTTTGCTATAAATTTTAATTAGTTGGTATTAGCCGCTACTCTAGCGGTATGATCTACGTTTTGTCTCATTAAATTAGCAATTTCAGCCAAGTGAGCAGCGGCTTCTGCAGCACTGTCGTTACGTTCGTCGTCATCCATTTGTTTCATTGCATTTTTAATAGGTGCCGCTTCTGGGCGTTTCATAAACTCTTCTTGCAATTGGTTTACGTCAAATCCTTCAAATCCCTTCATACGATCTTTAAGTGTGGCCATACGACCTTCACTCATACCTACTTGCCAATCAAAACCGTTTTCATTGGTTCGCACACCTTTCTGCTCACGCATAGCATCAATAGCAGTAACTAGACTTTCGACTGTAGCACTGCTCAATACACTGCTAGGTCCCTTGGTACTTACTGCACTATCAGCTATTGTTTGATTAAGGCCTTGAAGTTGTCGTGCTATCTCAGCCTGTAGTGCTGGCGAATTGACTACAGTTTTGTCTATGCCGTCATCACCGGTTAAGGTACCGGCTTGCAATTTCAAAGCGTTTATCACATCGAGTAGTTTATTAGTTGATATAGTGCTTAGAACTGTAGATGGGCCGCCTATAAGCTCTGGGCCGTTTTCACCAGCAATACCAATTTTACCTGCACCAATAGTACCACCTTTGTCAAATTTTGGAGCATTAGGGATATTTTCATAGGATATGCCAAGATTTTCACCGTTAGGACCTGTATAAACACCGTTCTGTGAACGTTTGATACCTTGGCTTTTTAACCAATCTGCTCGTTTCAAATTTCTTAATACTTGCTCGTCTGTCCCAGTTGCCATCGGTTGACCAAACGCATTTTTTTTCTTTCTTTCCTCACTTACACGATTTTTTTCGTCCCCTGTCATTTCTTTAGGTAGGTCATCGAGCATTTTTTTAACTTGACCTAACATAAGTGTGCTTATGTTAACAAAATCTTTGATAAACGGTAATAGTTCTTTTTCTAGGCCTATTTTTAAATCTTGTGTTGCCTTTTCTGCACCTATTAAATTCTTAGTCAACTCGTTCTGAGTATCTGCAGCTTCACCTACTACTTTACTATTATCTGCAGCAGCTTTGGTATTTTTATTATTAAAGTCAACTAAGTTAGACATTGATTTTGTAAGCGCACCAACTTCTTCGCCTGCAAAATATCCAGCTCTACCTAGAGCTTGGTTGGCCATAATGCTCTTATTCTGTACTTCGGCATATTTGGCATTTGAGTTTTTAACTACATCAAGTGATAATGAACCGTCTTTAAAGGATTTGTATAGATCTTGACCTTGCTCTCTAAATCCTTTAACTTGTGCGTTCATCATTGCGCCGTGTTCGTTAATAACAGCTCCTTCTGATGCTACACGATCCATAAAGTTTTTCTTTTGATCGTCATTCATACCTGCCATTGAGGCAATTACGTCAGTCATGTCGTAACCAGCTTGTGCTACTTTTTGTCTGAATATTAACTCTCTAGAATCCGCTTCAGCGGCTTCCATTTTTTTCTTAGCGTCTTCACCGGTAATGTTAGCAATAGTACGCAGATTTTCTGCGTATTTTTTAGTTTGTTCAGCAACATCTTTATCATTGATAGTCTTACCAGTTATACGTAGCTGTCTAGTAACGTCGGATATTAATCCAACTTGTTCTTCAACTCCAAATCCTAAATTAAACAGTTGGGTTTTTAGAGCATCTCCGCCTGCTCTAAACGCACCACCGATGCGTTTAGTACCTTCAGTTACCCCTAATCCACTGGCTGCAATAGATGAGCTATTAACTTTTATAACGTTTGACATCTGCTCAACAGTTAGGCCTGCGCCGTTGGCTGCATTTCGCATACCTTCAACACCGTCAGTGAACAACGCACCCGATGCGTTCATTTGATTAAATGCTTTGTATGATTTTTCTACTTCTTTGCTAAGTATCTCAACCCCAAACTTAGCTAGTTTAGTCATTGTCTCGGCACCTGCATCTAATGCAGTACCTAATATTTTCATTGCGCCGCCGACAACAAATCCAAGGCCTTCGGTGGCAATGCCTGCGGCTATTGCCGCATCACCAAAGGCATTTAGGGTTCGTCCTACACCTTTGGCTGCCATACCAGCAACATCAATGCCCATTACCATTAGTTCAGTGGCTAATGCTGTACCACCAGCATCCGCTTGTAGGCTTTTTACAAATTGGCCAGTACCTTGAAGAGTGCGCCCAACCATTTCACCAGTTGCTTTACGAGTAGCTTCCGACAGGGCTTTAGTAGCTGCTTCGGCGGCTAAGTCTGCTTTCATTTTTTGTAGGACAACTTTCTTAGCTTGATTTTCGGCAGCAGAGGCAGCATCTGTAGATTCACTCAACTCTTCCATTGCATCATCTAGCTCTTGCATCTTTTTCTTCATATCAGAATACGAAGCTGCTTGTTTCTTAGATGCTTTAGTTAGATTATCAACTTCTTTTTGGAATTGTTGTGCAGATTTATTGGATTTTTTATAGATCTCAGCTGCCTCTTCGGTGTTGGTTCCCCAACGCTCAAAAAAATCTAATATCTGTTGTGCTTTTTGTTCATCCATACTTTTATAAACCTCAGTTTTGGCCACCATAAATATAATATACGGTACTATCAACTATTTATAGGAAATAATCATGACTCAAACGCAATCGTCTAATTTAACTAATCCACTGGCTAGACACTTTAGACAACCAGTGATCTACACTAAACTACCTAGCCGCGGACAATATTGGCCAGAAGGCAGCTTAGAATTGTCTATGACTGGTGAGTTACCTATCTTAGCTATGAGCACTAAAGACGAAATTATCTTAAGAACACCTGATGCGCTGTTAAACGGACAAGGTGTTATCGATGTAATACATAGTTGCTGTCCTAACATCAAAGATGCATGGAATATGCCTAGCATCGACGTAGATAGTGTTATTATTGCTATACGTATTGCCAGCTACGGTAATAAGATGGATTTCTCAAGTACATGCCCACATTGTAATACAGAGCACGACTATGCTATTGACCTAGGTGTGGTATTAAATGGAATCGAAACTCCGAACTATAAAAAGGCCATCGAAGTTGACAATCTTAAGATTAAACTGCGCCCACAACCATACTTTAGTCTTAATAAAACCAACATTATTGCCTTTGAAGAACAACAATTATTAAGATCACTACAGCAGACTGGTGATTCTGCCGAAGATGTGCAGACAAAATTCAACAGTCAATTAAACAAACTAATTGATCTTAACATTATGATTGCTGCAGACAGTACAGAAAGCATTGAATTAGAAGATGGTCAAGTAGTAACTGACGGTAACTATATTAAAGAATTCTACTCAAACTGCGATAATAAAACAGTCAAAGCTGTTAAAGCTCGATTAGACGAATATAACAAACAGGCCAATATTAAACCATTTACAGTGACCTGTGGCAATGAAGAATGTGGTAAAGCCTTTGAGATTGATATTGTGTTTGACTTTGCAAGTTTTTTCGGAAAAGGCTCTTAGTCTTAGATAACGCCGAAGTTGTGGCCTTAATTGAAGGTTACGACAAGGACATAAGAGCCCTTAAAGATGATGCGTTACGTATGTGTTGGTATATGCGTGGTGGGTTATCTTATGACGATAGTATGCTGTTAAGCAATACAGAAAAAGAAATCATCAACAAAATAGTAAAAGACAACTTAGAAACCACTCAAAAGAGCCATTTGCCATTCTTCTAATTAAGTAACCTTATTAATTCCATTGCATAAACTCTAAATAACTTACCCACTGTGCAAGCAGTGTTGGTATAACGGAGGTCCTATTAATGGAAATCTTAGCAACAATTAAGAACTGGGCAGGCGCCCTTGCTGATACGATAGTTAGTGTTTTAGCTTTAGCTATCGTTCTAGAAGTATTATTCAAGGGAGCAGCTATCCCATTCTTACCAGCTACAGACGTTATTGGTGGTGTAACAGAGATTGTTAAATCATTAGGAGCAGAAGGGGTTGTTGGTTTAGTGGCAGTGTGGGTACTGTATTCAATTTGGAAAAACAAATAATTAGTTTTTTCTGAGTTCTAGGAAGGGCATAGTTTAACAGCTATGTCCTTTTTTGTTGTCTATTCGTTTTAGATGTCTTACGACATCTGCTTTATCGCTTGCGCTCTAAAGCCTTTTCTTCTATTCTTTATTAAGTTAATTTACTTTGAATTAATGTAAGCTCTTAAACGTTATCATCCAGATATCAGTCACAATTTACCTGTCCGAGGCAAATTGCAACTGTCGCATCATCCGAGTACGGCATCACACTAACTATAAGAGATTGCTTTCAATAGCACGGAGGCGGTCAGCCTGTACCCCCTACTCTAGATTTCTCTGGCGGTAGCTCATACAGTCGTAGTTAGCCAACTGTCGTTTTGCTCCCAGGTCGATATGTTACGGAGCCTGGATCATTCGGCTTTTACACCTATTGATATTGCCATTGCCGTCATGTGTGTAGTCTTATCTACACGTTCCACGTGCGGTACTTAAACGTAGCACGATCCCCTCATGACACAGATCACATCTGCATTAGTGGCTAATAATTTATTACTTTGTAATTTTTAAATCTTTTACGGAATTTTTACCAAGTTTTAATTGAATAATGCCGTTGTAGTTGTTTTCACGCAACAAGACATCTTCCTTAAATTGGTAATAGGCTTCCAAGTAATTAGTTTCGCCTCTTGAGCTACACAGATGTATAATCTCACGAGTAAATTTCTCTTTGCCTAGTTGCTCAATATCTTCTATTAAGCGGTGTGATGAGCCCCAATAATCTTTCCAGTCTGTTTCTATGACTTCGTGTCGTTTATTTTTCTTGCCTTTTAGAGGTGGTCTCTTTTTGATGGTAGTAAAGTACTTGCGGCCAATATAATCATGACCATTTGTTGTGTTGGTTATTCTATATATAAAGCCATAATAGGTTTGAATATCCTCAGAGTCAAATATTACACCATTGTACGTCCAAGGATATTCATATGCCATAAGTCTATTTATTTCGTTGCCTTAGCAGCATTTTTCTTCTCTTGAATTTCTGCACGGCGGGCCTTAGTTAGCTTGCCTAGGTCACCTAAAGCTCCACGAGCACGAGTTCCTGCTGCGCCTACTCCTTTGCCTTCAAATTTCTCATTTTCTGCTAGGTATGCATCATATGCTGCTACGATTTGTTCATGTGTTGTTGCCATTTTACTTCTCCTTAGTGTTGTAACATTGCTTGTTTACGAGCAATTTCTTTTGAAATCTTTACTTTGTTTTTCTTTTGTTGCGTTTTTTCTAATAATGCTGTTAGTTGCGTAACGTTAAGCGGACCTAATCTAGGTTTGCCTGTACGTGTCTGCATAGGATTGCCTTTCTTCTTAACTGCCATAACTGCTCCTTACCATTCTGTTGCGTACGATTGATTTACCACTGCTTTATTACATTTAGTCCTACATTCCGACCTGGAGAAAATTTCAAACTCTTCTCGCCAAAATTCGTCAGTTAAGACCTCATTTAATGATCTTTGATTAAGATCGAACTGCTTTTTGCTTACATCTAACCACTCGTTGTTGTGTGCGTATCTATTTGCCACCCAACAGCAGGGAAACAAATGTCCTTGACTATTAACAAATAGCCCTTTATTGCCAATACTACACAACGGAGTTACTTTGCCAAACGTAATCGCTTGGTTATATAATTTTAAATTAGTTTTTGCACCAATGGTGCTTTCTCTACGTTCGTTAAAATGGGTAAACACACGTTGAAATCTGTGGTCACTACTAATTAACTCGTCTCTAGGCTGCAGCGAGTCGCCTTCTGGGTATATACTATATACTTTATGGAACTTTGTACTTAAAGTCAACTGAAATTGATCAAATCCTAGTTCTTTAGCCAACAGCTTCATATCTTCTAGCTTATCTTGATTAAAACTAAAAGCAATGGCATCCCAGGTCATATAAACATGGCTACTTCCACGCAAAGTAGTAATGCCTTGTATGATACTAGCCCAATCGCTGTTTACACGATACTGCTCGTTGCTGGCTTGATCCCATCCGTCTAAACTAAAGTGTACATGATCGTCTTGATCTAATGTCTGACCTAGTCTACTCCACCAATCTATATTCTTATAGCTACCATTGGTAACAATAACAAACTTAACTGGCTTTATACTTTTAATATATTCAATGACATCTATTAGATCATGCGCATAGATAGGATCACCATCGTCACCACAGAATGTAATCTTTTCTACATTAGACAGTATAAACTCTGGAGTAAAGTTCTTTTTAAAGAACTCTAACCGTAATTCTGTATTGACTAAAGTATCGGGCACTTCTGTGCGAGCACAACGCAGGCACTTTAATGTACACTTGCTAGATATCTCAATGTGCCAATGCCAGGTTGCTAGTTTCATTTTACTTCTACATCATTGTTATAGGTTGTAAACCCATTTTCTTTTACCACAGTTAAAATATTGTTCACACGACCAGCAAGTTCATCTTTATGCGACACTAACCAAATAGATTTGTTATTCTCTCTAGTCATTTTCTTAAGGATAGCTAAGGCATTTTCAACACCTGAAGTATCCATGCCCGAATCGACGAGCTCATCAATAAACAATAAGTTAATTGGTTGATATAAACTTTCCCATACATCACGGAATGCCCATGACAAGCTAAGGATAAGTCTATTACGTTCACCACGGCTCAAGTTATCAAAGTCTAACTCTCGTCCCAGTTCTTGTATTTCTACACTTAGATCGTTTAGGAACTTAACAGAGTGCGGTAAGCCAATCTTATCTAAGTAGTATCCTAGGCGTGCGTTTAAGTAGCTTAGGTTTTGGTCAATAATACGTTTACGTATAAATGAATCTTTGTTTGTTAATAGTTTCAATAAAAACTCTTGATGCTCTTTAACACGCATTAGTTTATTCATTACAGCATAATCAATTTCAGCCAGGGCTGTGGTCTTCATTTCCTCAATCTGTTCATCGTAAGGATCAGTTTCGGCAATCTTACCTGCTAATTGCCCTTGCAAACTCGCCACAGTACTACGGTGATGGATTGCATCTTCTTCTTTATCGTAGAATACTTTTGGTTGTTGACCTAATTCACCTAATTCTTGTTTAGCTATTGTTAACGCTTGTAGATCTGTTTCGTGCTGGGTATGCAACGTTTGTACTTCACGTAAGCTGATTTCTTTAACTCCTAACATCTCTGAGTGCTTGTCGTCGTGTAGATCTTGTCCACAGCTACTACATTTATGATCTCGCAGTAACGCAATGTCGGCTTCTACCTTCTGTATATTTTTAGTTTCGCGGGTTAGGTCTTGATCAGCACGCAGTATCGCCTTATCTAAGTCGGCAATGTCTTTACGTGTTTGATTGTAAGTAGTCAATGCCTTGTGTGCTGCAATTTCTGTATCAATATCAAGCTCTAATAAATTATCTAGTGCAGTTTGTAGTTTGCTTACATCTTCTGTGTGTTTGGTAGTCCACAAGTTTTGTCGACGTTTTAGGCTCTCAATTTGCTCTTGAATACGGCCATTTGCGTCAGTTATGGCCTTAATATTGAACTCTTCTTGCTGAATTGCATCCTTAGTAGCCTTACCCTGCTCTTTCAGCGAATCTGCCTTTTCACTTAATAATGTAATACCAAGTAGTTGTTCGATAATAGTACGTTGATCGTTGGCCTTAAGACTTAAGAACGGCTCAGTGTAGGTATTAAGTGCTACAATATGTTTAAACATATCATGGCTCATACCTAGCAAGCGTTCAATTTCGGCTTGCGTTTCACGGCTATCGCCTTGGCTGTTATCATCCTTGGCTTCTTGTTCTTGTTCGCCGATATAGAATTTAAGTACATTTGACTTACGACCGCGTTCGATACGATAACTTTCTCCATTCACTTCGAAGTCGATGGTAACCAACATGCCTTTGGCATTAGTTTTATTAATTAAGTTATCTTTTTTAATATTTGTAAGTGCTGTGCCATATAAGCCGTACGACAATGCGTTAATGATAGTAGTCTTGCCTGTACCATTGCGTGCCCCGCTGTCGTCTCCACCTAAGTCAATGTTCTCGCCTAAGACCAAAGTTAGGTCTTGACGATCAAACTCAACGGCTTGTGTAGCATTGCCCACGCTCATAAAGTTGCGTACTGTTAAATTCTTTATTTTAAACATAAG